TTACTTCTTTTGCTAATTTTAATTCAGCAATTTCAGTACGTAGTTTTTCAATTTCAGAAAAGAACATTTCTTTAGAAACTGATTCTACAATTCTTTTAGGAGTTGCTACTGTTTCAGCTTGTGCTTCTACTTCAACTTCTACTTCAGCTTCTGGAGCTTCTACTTCTGTTTCAACTTCTTTAATTTCAGCAATAACACCTTCAACTGCTACAACTAAAATCATTCCATCTTCTAATTCGTATTCTCCAACAGGTACAGGAATTCTATCCTCACCGTTTACAATAAAAACATTGTTATCCATTTCAAAAGCATCTGCTTCTATAATAGTAACTCCATCTTTAAGTTTCATTTGAGCAAGTTTTACATCCATACCCAAAAGCGTTTTAATTTCGTTTAATACATTCATATTACATTTTTTTTATTATTAATTATTATTATAACTTTTTGTTATAAATTACGAACTTACACTTGTTATAACTCTTACAGTATTTGTGTTTGTAACTGTACTTGTTTGTTGATTAAAAGTAGAACCTATTCCTTGTTCTTGTAATTCTCCATTACAACACTTTTGAGAGTATTTACCATCTTTACACAAACAACCTCTGTTACCACCTTTTGGTGAACTTGTTTTATTTCCCATAATTTTATTTATTAATTTCAGCATTAGTTATTATTGATTTTATTTTATCTATTAATTCTTGTTCTTTAGCAAATTGTAAACTCATTTCTAATTTGTCAGAAAAATATCCTTCTACACTTATTCCTAAATAAGTTCCGTTTTTAATTTCTTCCCAAACTTTGTCATTGTCAATACTCATAATAACTGCCCAAGAACCTTCTACTGCATTTAAATCATATAATGCAGTTTTATCAATTTTAGGATTGTCAACCGTCCAAGATTCAACAACTGAAACTCCTTCAACTTCTGTTTTGTGTTCTAAAGTAGCATTGTTATTATTTAGTTTTTTTAAATATAATCTTGCTGCTTTGTTTACAGTTTCTTTTGAAAATTTAATATTATATTCATAATCACCATTTTTTCTGTAAATCAATTTATCTGGAACTAAAGCTAATCCTATAATAATTCTTTTCTCATCATCAACTGATTTAAATTCAATTCGGTGATTATTTAAAGCAACCCAGTTTTCTTCTATTGCAGGAAACTTTACTAAACTTAAAGCATCTATACCATCTTTATCTTGACTTTCGTCAATAAACAATTCTATTGTTTCTAATTTTTTAGCCATTGTAAATTGGTTTTATTAATTTTTTTATTATTCAACATTTGACTTAACATAGAATAACTTATTTTATTAAATTCAGATGCTTTTCGCAATGATTCAAATATCATTTCAGTTTCTATATCTATTATTTTTTTATTGTTTTTACCTAAACAAGAATTACGCATATTTGATTTGTAATCTTCATTTTGTGTAAAAGAATAATCTTTAGTATTTTTATTATAATCAGTTAATCTAATTTTCCTTTTTAATTTTTCATCTTCATTCATATTAGCAAAGCCTTCTCCACCATCAGTCATATTAACTAAATTACCAAATTTTAAATCTTTCCTTCCGTAATAAGAAATTAAATTTCTTTCTACTTCTTTAGCAAATTCATAATCAATATTATTAGTTAAAATTTGAACTTCATATCCATATTTATTAACTATGTTACTCCAATGTTTATTTCTTCCGAATTTAGAATATGCTCTTTTTTTAGAAACACCTATTCCTATATAAAAAACTTCACCGCAAGGTTTTATATGTCTATATACTAAAGCCATAAATTTATTTTAATTAAAAATAAAATTAAATAACTTTTGTTTATCCTATTGAAGCACTTGAAACTATGTTTCTATCTAAACTTTGTTGTGTTGTAACATCATTAGCTACTACGTAAGCCTTGATAGGTTGTTGTTGTTGATTACCTATTGTTTGTGCTAATTGATTTGTAGAACTTGCACCTACTACGTTAAATGCAGGTGCAGCAGGAGCGGGAGCAGTTCCTCCACCACCTCCACCCGATGCAGGTGTAGCACTTCCTCCACTTGATAATAGTTTTTTAGCTTTTGCTATATTGGATGCAATCATTGTCGCAGAACTTAAATAAGATGCAGCAGTTGCTAATGGTCCAACAATAGGTGCTCCTGGACCTGCTAATTTAGCAGCTTCTGCACCCGCTTTAATTGCCATCGGAACTGCGTTTGAAAATGCTGAAGCGGTATCTATTCCAATTTGAACTAATGTTAATGCTTTCATTGCCATTTGTCCTGCTTTACTTTTAGCTATTCCTGCATCTTGCAAAGCAGCAAGTAAATTCATTCCTCCTTGTGTTACTAAAGATAATGCTTCATATTTTCTTTTTTGAGCATCTATTTCATCTTGTGCTTTTTTATCAGCAGCTATTTTATCATCATCAACTTCTTTAGCAGCTTGTTCATATTCATAAACTGCATAATCATCATCTTGTTTTTGTAAATAGTCTTTATGTTGTTTATCTAATAATTCAGTATTTAAATTATTCGCTTGATATTTAGTTAACCATTCTTGATATTCTCTTTCTTCTTTTTGCGTAGGTGTTTCTTGTGCTTCTCTTAATGCTTTTTCTTTATCCATTACTTCCTGTGCGGAAGCCATTTCTGCAGCAATTCTATCTTCTTCTATTTTCTTTAATGCGTCTGCTTCTGCTTTAGCTTTTTCTATTGCAGTTTGTTTAGCTTTTTCTTGGTCTTGTTCTCTTTTCTCTTGTGCTTTTTTTCTTGCTTCTGCTCTTTTTTCTGCTTCTTCTTTTTCAGTTTTAGACATTTCTTTACTGCCTTCATTAAACCTTTTTATAGAAGCATCATAGTTTTTACTAAAATCATTAACAGAACTTTTTGCATCCTTCCAAGCACCACTAAAATCACCAGAAATAAGTTTTTTAATTGCACCACCTAACATTCCTAAAGATTGGAATACTGCAGTTACAGAACTATATACTACTCCAAAGGCTTTTGATACAGTTGGCAAAGCACTTATAGCCAAATCAACTAATGTGTTAAATAAAGGTTCTACTGCTCTAAATACTCCTTGAAATAATTTACCTAAACCATCAAGTAATGGTTGTAGTTTCTTCATTGCTACTTCATTATCTTGAAATGCTGCAACTAATCCACCAATCAAAGCTACAACTAAACCTATTCCTGTAGCTTTTAATGCACCTCCAAAACTTTGAGTAGCTACCTTTGCTCTATTTAAAGATGCACCCAATGCCCCTATTGGACCTCCTGCACTTTCTAAACTATCAATCCAATCTGATGATGTATTTTTAGCAGATTTAATTTTATCTTCTAAATCATCTATTTGATTAAATATCTTTTTAAATTCTTCAGAACCAGCAGCAGTATCTTTTAACTGTCTTTTTAATGCTTTTAAATCTGAAATAGATTCACCAAGATTTGATTTAACTTCTAACTCTATTGTTTTCTTTTCAGCCATTTTATTTCTCTTTTGATTTGGTTAAATCCTTGTTTTAATGTTGTTGGTCTTTGGTACTTTCCTTTAGCTATTTCAATCAATTCACTTTGTCCGTAAAATTCATCTAATGCTAATAAATCTAAAATGTGCTTTATCATAATATTCTATTGTCTGTTAGTAATTCAAATTGAACTTCTCCTGTTGTTAAATCTGTTGTAAACGTATTAATCAAATATCTCTTATCTCTTATAACAAGCCTATCGTTTAATTTAAGAGTAGTTAGTAATGATGTTGGTAATATTCCGCTAACTTTAATTAATCGTGCTTTAGAATCAAATATATTATCTAAATATGCTTCGTAATATTCATTATATAAACTATTACTTATTGATTCATTTGTTAATGTAGATTGTTGCTGATTAAAATTTAATCCATAAGTATCAATACCATCATAATATTCTTGTCCAAATGCTTTATAGGAAGTATATCCTGTTCCGCTTCCATTTGTAGAATTTGAAAAATAAAATGTAGTTCCAGTTAATGTAGTTAATGCACTTGGATTATAATCATATAATATTACAGGTTTAGGAATATACTTTTGTAAATCAGTTTTTAAAGCATAACCTACTTGTAATTTATCCTGTAAATTATTAAAGTTTAAATCTTCAAACGGTAATTTAATATTATATTCTTCTCCATCGTTATTTGTATTATAAAATAAAGAACCGTACTCAATTCCATTAGCAGACATAAATCCAACATTTACTAAAGACTCACTTTTTTCATATTCAAAGTTTATCTTCTTGTAAGTTTTTACTCTATTTAAATTAATATTATCAGATTTAATATATTTAGTTATATCTCTTGTAGTACCAGTTGTATAATAACTTTCTAACTGTTCAATTGTATAATTAATCCCATCCGTTGAATAGCAAGTAAGATTGAACATTTTAAGCAATCCAGAAAAGAAATCTTCTACTTTAATTTCTGGCATATATTTTTTAATAGAAATTACAGTAGATGCAGTTAAAGTTTGATTAGATGATTTTGAAATTGTTTGATAACTATAAAAATCTGTATTATTAGATTCAAGTTTACTTGTTAATAAAACAGAAGCATTAAAAGTTATATTTGAATCAGAAACTATTTTATATCTGTAACCGCAATCTTTATTAAATTGAGAAGAAGAAGATTGTATAAAAGTTTGATTTCCTACAATAGAAGTTTTTGTTTCACTACTCAATAAACCTTCTACTGTTGAGCCCGCACTTAAAAAATATGTATTTATAGTATATGAAATTCCAGCAACAGTTGGAGATATTGTTAATGTTAATTTATAATCCTTATCTGGAAATAATGGCTCATTAATACTATTTCTATAAACAGTATCATTTAATAATGGAGGAATTTTAAAAGCATTATATTGAGGATTTCCAGATGTTGGTGAATATGTTATTGCACTTGTATTTTGAAAAGTAATTAAATCTTCCTTTGTTATTGTTTCAAATGTTTCTGCATTTTTTAAATATAAATAAGCATTTGTAAATCTTGCATCAGATAAAAAAGAACCATTAAAATTTAAGTTTAAAATATTACTATCATTTTGAATCATATTTAAAACTGCTGATAATTTTATAGCAGGAAATAACTCATTAAATCTAATTGGTGTAGATGATGAATTTATATTATCTCCACTTCCATAAGTCCAATATCTTGATGATGATATTAAAGGAAATTTTATATCAGGAAGTACGGGAGATGTAGTTTGAGTAGTTACTTTATCTCTTACTAAATTAGCAGTATAAGCAAAATCATAAGTATTATCTGTTAAATCTTTTAAAAATAAACCATTAAACTTATCTTTTAAACTACCTAATGCTCCAATAAATGTAATACTATAATTTTTAGCTTGTCCATCTTCTAAATTTGCACTTTCTAATTGTATCTTACCACTTCTAAATAGAATAGTATCTATTTCAATATATGCATCATCTTTTACTAATGTACTAAATCCATTATCATTTGAATTTTCGTACCAATGTCTGAATATTTTATTATTTTGCTTTGATGCCGGTACTACAAATGTCTGTGAAAAATCGGTGTACGTTTTACTCAAATCATTTATATTTTGTATGGAACTGACCACAGAAATTTTTTCGTCATCAAACAAATCAATTCGGTTATAGTCTAAAGTATCAACATCTTTTATGTATATAGCTACTGTTATCATACTACATTATTTATTGATGCAAAAGAATATTCAAACTCCATTTCATAATTTATCAATCTGTCTTTTAATGTATTTTTATAAGTAATTGATTTGTTTTTAATCAATACTGGTTTACTATCTAATAATATTGTTTCACTAAATAATAAGTCTTTTAAAATAATATTCATTGACTCATCAACCCAACCAGTATTACATTTGATACTGTCATCGCCATTAGTGTTAAACGTTTTCTTTTGACCAATTAAAGCATTATAATTATAATCTTGTGTCAAATTATAAACTGTATTTTTCATTGATGTACTGTCCTCTTTTGCCTTCATAAAGTAAACATTTTCCCAACCACCTTTCTTTGAAATAAACGAGCATAACAAAGGTGTATATTTACATTCTTCGTCTGCATCAATAGTTCGTTCCCAAAGTAAAGTACTTCCTCTATACAATCCTACTCTATACGGAAATGTTGAGTTCCAATATGGCGATTGTAAGAATACTTTCTTAACTATTGGATTAGTATTTGCTGGTGTTATATCAATTGAGTTTGTAGCACTTCCATCGGTGTACTTTACTGAATAAGTATTTGAACCACTTTTTTGCAATAGCACATCAATATACGAACCAAAATAAGATAAAGTATCACTTAAATTTAAAGCATTGATACTTATACTTGAATCTACTTTTATAAGTGTATTATCAACTGTATAAAATTGGTCAATAGTTGGATTGTAATGTATTACTTGTGTTACAGGTGTATAACTATAAATTGTATCATCTGAATAAACTTTTAAATCTGATGTCATTGGTAATAAATCAACATTTAAATCAGAGTTCATTCCATCCATATATTCCGTATATCCATCAACTGCAAGATACGTAGTTGCTGAACCTACTTCAGCTTCAACTCCACCAATTGTTCTATATTTTCTAACTACTACTGAGCAATAAATATTTCCACTTTCATTTACATTGGCATAGTCTGGATTTATATTATTTAAATATTCTAACACAAAATTAGATATATTATAATACGTTCCATAATTCACAGAAGATGCAATGTTTTTAGAAAAGGAATAACTTTTTAGCAAAGTACCACCACTTGAACTTATATCCAATGTCAAACGTGTTGCAGTTTGAGTTGCTACTTTTATCTCAATTATATACGGACTTCTTGCGAATATTATATTTGCCATTTAGTTACCTTCTAATACGTTAATTCTTGCAGTTAATTCTTGAATTGCTTTAATCATTACTGGTAAAAGATTTGCATATCTTGCCTCTAATCTTTCTGGGTCATTTTCAGAAACTAAATCTAAATTCTCACCTATTAAAGATTCATCTTGAAGTTCTAATAAATCTTGTGCGATAAATCCAGCAGACTTAACTCCTACTCTATTTCCATCTCTTTGATTCCAAGTGAATGTAACTGGTTTTAATTTAGAAACAAAATCTAATCCTTCTGTTATTTCTAATATATCTGTTTTATCTCTTTCATCAGACAATGACGTAATTGATGTAACATTACATCTTAAAGAAGTAACCCCCGTATCGCCTAATGTTATTTGATTTGATGCTGTTGGTTGTGCATTTGCACCTAAACAACTAATATTAAAAAAAGATATATTATTTAAACCAGCATTGTATCCTATTCCTGTATTAGAATTAGCTGTTGGACCATTTTGGTTTAATCCTGCATTTGCACCTACATAAGTATTTTCTCCTCCAAAAATATTCGAATACATTACAGATTTTCCAATAGCTACATTGTTATTGCCTTGATTAAAAAATAAAGAATCTTTTCCGATTGCAGTGTTATTACTTCCGTTCTGATTTTTATTAGCAGCATTGTTACCGATTGAAGTGTTTTCAATACCTGTTATATTTTCAAACCCAGCTCCATTACCTAAAACAGTATTCGTTCCTAAATTACCACCACCCCTTCCAACAGTTATGAATCCATTTACTATAATATCACTAGCAAAAGTAGGATTTTCTAACGGTGCTTTTAAAGCTAAATTTACAATAGTAGCTTTATTTGCTAAATCATTATTAATTGCCGCATTATTTTGATTTGTTTTGTCAAATGCATTTCTTAAGGTATCTCCAGTATTATCGTTTGCATTTGTACCTATGTTAATAGATTGAATTGTTGCCATTTTTTTTTATTTTTAAATTATTTTTATTTTATATCTTTTAAATTATAATCTACCATTGTTTCAACATCTTGTCCAAATGCTTTTATTAAATCTACATCTATATATTTTTTATATCCTGCTTCAAATGGTTTAGTGAAAAATAAACTTGGTTTAATTCCATTCATAAATATGCTTCTTGCTATTGCGTATTGTAAACCTTTTCTTGATTGAAATTCTCCTTTAGCATTTCTTGGTGCTATTCCTTTTCTTACTATCCATTTGTCAAATGCTTTAGTAGGAGGCATTTTATTTTTATAACTATATGGTGTATTGTATTTTTTAATCTTACCAGAAACTCCTTTATCCTGATAAACACCATAATCAACCATAGAAAAACCAACTATGTTAAATCCATTATCACTTACAATTTCACCTTTAATAGAATTATATAATTCTTTAGAACTATTCTTTCCACTTTTAGTTAAATTACTTCTTGATTGTTGGATAACATAATCCCTAAATTTCTTTAAAGTCTTTTCAACTTCTAACATTTGCTCATTTGATTTTGAATTACCATATCAAAAGTAACAGTTACTCCTGCTAATTTATTTTCAAATCTTTCTGTAAAAAATTCACAAGATGGTGTTCCTGCTAATTCATAATCGTCACCAAATTTACCCATTCGTAAAACTTCCAAGAATCTATTAACTACCATTAATTGTGTATTTAAAACATCTTGCTCGTTGTCATTTCCTAAAAATATATCTGTTGTTAATGATTTACTTTCATCAACTATATCCATACATAATATAGATACATTGTAACTCCAAGTTGAACCTAAATACGTTGCTGAATTTATTATAATATGACTCAAAGGAAAGATTGTAAGCTTGTTTAAATCAACTTTAAATATGTCTCCAATAGTAACTGTATTTACAAATAAATCTTCCTTTAATTGATTCTTAATTGCTTGTGTTATTTCGTAATAATGTGATGTCATCTATTCTGTCTTTTAATTAAATCAGCTTCTATTTTATTCTTTTCTTTTTCAAATGTTAGATATGTTAAACATTGATTAATTGGTAATCTTGTAATTGCGTCAAATCTGTTAAGGTCTCCTTGAGCAAGAGCATAGATTGAACTATACCATCCCCATTTTTGTCCGAAGTTTGCTGTTGCAGAATATTCTGTACCTCCGTGTCCTTCTCCAAATAATGAATCGTAGCTTTCAATAATTCGTTGCCTAAACGATAAAAAAAAACAGTAGCACCTAAACAAACATCTAATGGTGCAAACTTCATTACTTCTGCATACGTTATTGTTCCATTATAATCTTCAATCTCATATGTACCATTTAAGCCTTTCTTTTTAATTGGTCTATACAATACCGCCATTGCTTTATGTATCTCATCCCAGTCGGTTATATACGTGTCTAAATCTGTATACTCACCAAATGTCATATCTTCTAAATTAGGAATAAAACCAAATTCAGTTCCACCCATTTTAAATGTAGGTATAAAAGAGTGATTCTGGTTAAACATATTTCCTATAGATGTAGTTATATCATTTACATCTTTATATTTTATTGAGGCAACTTCTTTTAAATCTATTCCACAAAATATCTGTACCATCTTTTGATGCAAAAATTCTGTATCTTCATTGTCTTTAGCTATCTTTAAAAAAGCCTGATACTGTGAAAGTTTTATTTCACTTAATTTAGTTGGTATTGTTATTTCTAATTTCATTTGATTTGTTTTTTATAATAATAAAATAAAGTGTAAATTGTATTAAACAAAAAAAAGACCAGAAGGCTGTTCTTACGGGAAGCTCTACTGGTACTTTAATTCAACAATCAATTAACCTATTAACTAATCTCTTTTATATCTATTGCAAAGAAGTTCTGTTTAAACATATCTTTGAATAGTGTAATAACCATTTGTTCGTTTTCTGCTATTATTTCAGCATACTCATAATCTTTCTCGTTGTCAGCGTATCTGTACCAACCTTTAACTTCGTATTGTTTCATATTTGTTTTGTTTTATATTATGTACAAATATAATCATTTTGTTTTAAATACAATACATTTAACTTTTATTTAACTTTTATAAGATTAAATATATTTTACAAATATAATACTTTTTGTTATTTATATTTTACTTTAACATTTATTTAACTATTCAAATAAGCACTTGCAACTTTATACATCTCTTGCATCTTTTTAATCTCACCTATATTACGTGGCAAATTAATAACCACTTCTATATTCTTTATGTGATGTATATAACATTGTATTGTTGCAATAATTTCTCCGTAGCTCATAGTTTATATATTTGTTAGATAACGGTAATTATCGACGTTATAAAGTATTTTAGTAAATAAAGTAACTTCCTTTGTTTGGATTCTCTAAATGTGATGTTGCTGCATATCGCATAGCATCTATTGCGTGATTATAAGCATCTATTGGTTTATTCATTTTAACTCCTGTTTTATCTGTTAACCAAATGTAGTTTCTTAATTCATTAATTAGATTCTTACTTCTTGATGTAACATATATCTTGTTTTGATTTATTAAATTAATGCCATATAAGATACTATCTTTTCCTTTTGATACAGGTATTACATTATGTCCATAACTATTCAATTCAGCTATTGATTTAGGTTCTGCACTATCAGCATAAACAATATCATTTACTTCATTTGCTTTTAATAGATTAGATATTTCACTATTCAATAATCCTTTCTTATAAATAACCTCATCAAATATATAAGCATCATTGTATTTATACATAGCAACTAAACTTGTAGGGTCATTTGAATAACCAAAATCCATTCCATAACATAATACTCTTGCATCAGTTGGTAAATCTATTTCATTCCAATCTGTAATACACACACCTTCTAAACTACCTGTTTGTCCAAGTCCATATACTTGCCACCAATTAGCCCAATATGTAGATGTTATTGCTTTTACTTTTGCTGATTCTATTTCTTTTATTATAGTATCACTTAATGCTTCATTGTCTAAATAAGTTAATGTAATAAAGTCTATATTATCTTGTGTTAGTATTTCTTTGTCAACCCAAAATGCAGAAGCAGGATTATAATCTAACCATATATCACCTGATGTTCTAATGGCCATTTGGTAATAGCTTTCAAAATCTATATTGTTACATTCGTTTACGTATAATATGTTTCTTCTTGCTCCTCTTAACTTGTCTGGTTGGTCTACAGAAAAGAATTCAATATAACTACCATTAGCAAATGTGTATTTTAAAGTTGACTTATTAAATTGGTCATCATTATATCTACCTAAAGCCATTATAATCTTTAAGAAGTCTTTTAAAGCACCTCTACGTAAATGTGGTATTGATTCAGATACTACACTTATTTCAAGCATTGGTTCTTTTATTGCTTTATCAATTAACAAAGGAAGTATTCCAAAAGTTTTACCTGCTGAAGTACCCCCTCTAATAACTTTAATACGTTGCTTTAAACGCGATAACTTTCTTATTGCAGTAGTTAATACAAACTCCATATAATAGTTGCTTAAATGTCATCAAAATTGATGTTAAAGATAGGTTGCTCATTTGTTACTGTAATGTCTTTTGTTTCTCTTGGTTTACCTGCATAGTAATTATAGAATAATTGTGTGAATTTAAAGTCACCATTCTCTAATCCTTTTTCTAATGCCATAAATGCTATTGGTTCTAATGCACCAAGTTTTTCAAGCAACTTTACTTCTTCTGCTTTTGATTTACGTCCAGCACTTTTGTTACCACCGTTGTATTTTCTTTTATCTTCCATAATCAAATAATATCATTATTGAATTAAAAATAAATAAAATCTATTATTGTTTATCTTTAAATCCATTTTTCAATCTCATTAAATTATTTGCTCTTTCTTTTATCTGTTTAAATTCAGAATCAGTTACAACTCTTTCAGATAAACATTTATCACAATACAAGTCTTGAGTATTACCTGTAGTTATTATTATACTACATAAGTGACATAGTGTTGCACCTAAACCTCCATTTAATTTGTGGATTGGCTTTATCATTCTATTAATTTATCAATGTTAATATTATTATCCTCAAGTATACCTGCTATTTCATCTCCCATAAAATCAACAACACTTGGCCATTTAGGAGTATCGATATAACTTTCATATTTTCTAAACATTTCCTTACGCAATTGTAATATATCAAATAAAGCACAAGCCATATCTAATGACTGATTAACTCTATTAAACTCCATTTGGTCTTCGGGTAAATTAAATTTTAATGTTGCTTTCATTCTGTTCCTTTTTTAATTAAATAATACCATAGCCAAATTAATTTTGACCTTATAAACTCATAAGCTAATAATACTAATATATATTTCATTCTTCATCGGTTTTATATTCCCAGAAGTATTCACATTCTAATCCTTCATTAGGTGGTTTACAAAAGTATGATTGTCTAAACTTACTTGGTTCTGCTTTATATCTATAACACATAGATGCTAATTCGCAGTAGTTTCCTGAACACATTGTTATATCTGGCATCTTATTTATTATTTACGTGTTTAATATAAATCCAGTTTACTAATATATCTGTTTCTTTTCCTTCTAATCCTGCTTCAACTATTTCTGCTTGTTTAAATCCTGCTTCAAATGCTAAAGTCATTAATTGAATTACTTTGTTTTTTTTCATCTTATTTGTTTTTATTATGTTCTATTACTTTCATATTCATATCGTAGATAGCTTCTAAACGTAGTATCATTACATTGTGATGTTCTGTATCTTTTGTTTTATTAAGAAGGTTGTTTAGCTGTTCTATTATTTTGTATTCGTATCTTGCTTTTTCAAGTTTATTTATTCTTAAATTACTTTCTTCTAATTGTATTTCTAATTCAGATACTTTTAAGTTTTTCTTTTTAAGTTCTAATCTTAATTCTTCATTATCTTCTGTATTTAAAATGTTTTCTTCATCAATTTCATTTACTATTATGTTTCTTAAACTTCTTAAATCTCTATTAAACTTCTCATACATTTCATAGTTATTTAAAGAATGTATTACTGTTGCGTGATTCTTATTTACTGATTCAGCTATCTCTTGTAATGTCATTTTAGGTTTAAAATGTTTTACCAAATAAAAATACAATGCTCTTGCTTCTATTATATTATGCTTTCTACTATTTTTAGAAACATCTATATCAGTTTCTTTTAATATTATTTCTTTTAATCTTTCTGTTATTTCCATTTTGTTTTGTTTAAAGTACTCCTCTTAATACATATTGATTTAAATCTATATCGCTATCTTCTCCAAAGAAGTATTTATAATTATCTATTCCTTGTTCAAGTTTACGTTTGCCTTTCTCATAAAATTCATCACTACATTCAAATATTCCAATGTCTAAACTTCCTTTGTCAATACATACAAATACAAATTCATCAACTCCAAACATCTCACGGTAAAGATATGCTTGTAAATCATAACTGTATTTATCTGCTGAATATCTAAATTCATTTAAACCAGTAGTTGTTTTTAAATCTACAATCATATTGTCTTTTAATATATCTGCTTTTGCTCTAAATGGTATTCCGTTTATCATTGCTATTTCAGGTATTTCAAATTGTGCTTTAGACATATAGTGTACTGCTTCATCGTTTCTTAATATTGCATCAGCTAATCTTTCAGCAGCTTTTATTTCATTTGTAGTATAAACTTCTTTACCTTCTGCTTTTGCTTCTTTATATGCTTTTCCTGCTTTTGTTGCTACATCTACAATAGTTAATTCATCAATCTTATGTGGTTCTAAAATCATTGTATGGAATAGTTTACCATCTCTTAAAGGTTGTGTTTCACTTTGTCCGTACTTTGTAACGTACTTATAAGTTTTAGGACTTGATAGTACCATTTTAAGACTTGAACTACTTAATGCTTGTTTACCAAGATAACCATAATAAAATGTATCATCATACATATTGTCTATTATTTCTTGTTTATCCCAAATCTTGTTGTCGAATGTTTTAATTTTTGTTTCCATTGTTTATTATTAGTTTTAGTATGTAATCGTATGTTGCTAATTCTCTTTCTGTACTATCAATCATTATCTTTAAATGCTCATCAGATGTTAAACTTTGTCCAGACATTAGTTCACCAAGGTATTGGAACAATTCTCTATCTAATCCCTGTACTTTAGATTGTATTGTAAAGTATGCAGCTTCATTCATTTTTTATAAGTTTTATTAAAATATTGTTCTGCACTTCTGTAACCATATAATCCACAATTAACACCAACTATATTAGCGTCTTTAATTTGTTCTTTTTCCATTTCTTTGGCTTGTTGGAATAATCCCTCAAACTGCATTCTATGTTCAAATGAAAAATGAATATCTAAACTATCTTGTAGCCATTGTACTGCTGTTTGTTTTTTCATATTCTTATATTATTTAAATTGTTCATTGTTTCATCATAATTTAATATTTCTCTAATCTGTTGAGCGTAAGCATCTGATTCATTCCAATCTTTTACTAATGCTTCAGCAATTAATTCTAATTGTTTACGTACATAAACATTGTCTGTTGTTTTCATAACCTCTATACAGGTTTCTAATTTAAATAAAATTTGTAGTTTGTCCATTTTGTTTGTGTTTTAAGTTGTTATTTATTAAATGCTTTTTTTGTTGTACATAATTTACTGCCATCTTTAAATTTAATTACAACGTGACTTGTATTAAATAAAACTACTTCAGCTTCTTTGCCAAAGTAGTTTACTATATCTCCTATTTTCATTTAATTAAATTTAATATTATTTCTAAATTGTTTTTTATCAAAATCATCAGCTTTTAAATAATAATTAGTAGCATTAGATTGTAAATATTTAGAAAATGCAGTAAGCATATCTTTTTCACTATTTATAATTAATCCTTTTAAATTAATATAATTTGCTAATTCTTGCATTATTTCTAATTGAGTTGTTGTAAATGTAATTTTCATAATTTGTTTTTTTATTTGTTGTTATCTGAGTACAAATATAAACATTATTTGTTTATAAAAAACATTTTAACTAAAAATTAACATAAAAAAAACAATCATTTCTGATTGCTTAATTTTAAATTAATAATTTTTCTATATATTTCATTTACTCTTTCCGAGTTTAATCCTCTATTATAATTAAATTTCATTATACGTTGGATTCTTTGTAATGCTGATTGTTTACTTCGTGTCATATTGCTTTAATTTTTCTAAATATAATATCATATCCATTGCTTCTTGTTGTGCGTGATTTAGCCATTCTAAACGTGTTAAATCATCTCTATCTAATGTTGTACCATATTTATTAATTCCTACATTAGAACGTTGTTTAAATTGTTCTATTACTGATTCTACTATACTATCTTTCATTTTCTTTTTTATTTTCTTTTCTCTTTTTGGTCTTTCAAATATATCTATTGTTGTCCACATTATTTAAATCTTTTAGAATGTTGTGTGTATAATTCCATAACCTTTTTAGATGCTTCATATTCTGTAAATTCTATTTTTGTTTTATCTATTTCAAAAGTATATATCTTTAAATTATCTGATATTTGAAACTTAATTACGTGATACATTTTTGTATTTTGTATTGGTTGGATAACATAAGCTAAATCATTCTTCCAGCATAATCTCATTGCTTCTATTTCAGTTTCTTTTGGAGAATACTTTTCTGATTGCTTTTTAGCCATTTGTAACATCCTTTTTAAATATTGATTTTAATATTACAGGTGACCAAGTTTGTGTTAAACATAAATGATAAAGCATTTGACCTAATTCATCAATATCAATATCATCATTTTCTGTTTCTATTGTTGATGTTGTTCCGTAAGATGTGTATGTTAATTTCATTAGTTAAGTTTTAAAAATTCTGTTTCTCCGTACTCTTTGAACCATTCACTGTTTTCTTTGTATTTGTCTATTACTGCATTTATAAAAACTAATTCATCTAATGAACTTGTTTGCAGTTTAGAAACTATTTCTTCTATACTTCTTAATATATTTGTTGTTGTTTCTGGGTCTGTATTGTAGATTATTTTGAATTCGTTTCTTACTGTTTCTTCCAAGTCTTTATTTAAACTATTTATCTTATGTTTAATCTGTTGCTTGTATTGTGTTGTAAAAATTAAACTTTCATTTGATTCTAACAGTAACTGACTTAATATTACTGATTTTAAATACTCTTGTTGTATTATGTTTATTTCCATTGTTTTGCTTTTGTTAGTTCTAAATATGCTACTTCTTTTTCTATTCTTTGTGTGTTGTAAAATTGTGTGGTTGCAGGGTTTTTATTATTAAGTTCCCATTCTGGGATAACTAGATTTAAGTTAAAACTGTATATTCCTTTTGGTGTTGAGTTAAAA